GTGGACCTTGGCGTCCAGCCGTCACCCGGCGGCCAGTTTGCGCCAAAAAGGACCGTGGTGCTGCGATTCCAGATCCCGGAGATCCGGGTCGAGATCACGAAGGACGGCGAGACGAAGAGCCTGCCGGCGGTCATCAGCCGCACGGTGGGCCTGAGCCTCAACGAGAAGAGCACGCTCTACGCGCTGCTGACCTCGTGGCGCGGCCGGGCCTTCACGCCGGAGGAGTTGAAGAAGTTCGACCTGGGCAAAATCGCCGGGAAGCCGGCCTTCATCAACGTGACGCACTCGGTGAAGGGCGACCGGACATACGCAAACCTCACGTCCATCATGCCGCTGCCGAAGGCGATACCGGCTCCGGTGATGGAGGGCGAGGCGCTGGTGTACTCAACGGACGCGCCAGACCCTGCGATTTTTTTGCAGCTACCGACCTGGATGCAGGACAAGATCGCCGCCCGCATCGTCGACGCGCCGAAGCCCGCCCCGAAGCCTGTCGCCGCGCCCGCGGCGCTGGCGTCGGACTTCGCCGACGACGACCTGGCGTTCTGACCGTGCCTACACCGAGACAGGGTTATAAGGCAGCCGACGGGAAGAAGATTCCGTCGGTGACAACGGTCCTCAAGATTAAGGACCCCGGGGCGCTCATCAACTGGGCGTATAAGCAGGGCCGCGAGCACGGGCTGCTGGAGGGCCAGGGCAAGGACGCGCCTACGGGTCTGTACGAAGGGAACGACATCCTCGCCATCGGGACGTGCGTGCACGCCATGTGCGAGGCCTGGGTGAAGGGCGGTAGCCCGGTGGAGGTGCTCGAGCAGAGCATCGCCGCCGAGACCGTCACCGACCCGGTGTCGTTCCGCGCGCGCGCATCGTCGGCGTACTCGGCCTTCGAGTTCTGGTGCAAGGGCACGCAGCTCGAGATCATCGACTGCGAGGTGAAGGTGATATCTGAGGCGCACCGGTACGGTGGCACCCTGGACTTCATCGGCAAGCTCGACGGCAAGCTCGTGCTCGGGGACTTCAAGACCTCGAACTCGGTCTGGCCGGAGATGTTGTGCCAGCTGGCGGCCTATGCCAAGGCCTACGAGGAGACGACCGGGAGCCGGATCGACGGCGGGTACCACCTGCTGCGGTTCAGCAAGGAGAACGGTGACTTCGGCCACCACTACTACCCTAGCCTGGACGACGACGCTTGGCCGGCGTTCCTGCACCTGCGGGCGCTGCACGACTTGAACGAGAGGCTCAAGAAGAGAGCGGCCTGATCCACCCTCGAGTCTGGCGATACCCACTTCGGAGCCCGGCCCCGTCCAGACAGCCGGTACCTTATGACGCTACACACACACGCCGGCCCGCTGCCCACGCACCAGTATGTCTGGGTCGAGCCCAACGCGATCGGCGACCACGGCTGGCTGCGGGCGGTCTGGTTTGGGCTCACGAGTTTCCCCGGCCGCGCCTTCGGCTGCCATGTCTTGCTGGAGTGCGGCGCGGTCTACCGCAATGTGCCGCTACACCAGCTCGCGTCTAGCAATGATGTCGACGAGCCGTGGACGCCGGCGCAGGCCGCAACCTGGGACTGCTATGGGTACCAATTCTCGGCCATCGAATACCCGTTCCTGCAGAGCATGAACTGCCGCGCGCGCTTGCAGGACAAGTCGGAGCGCCGCGGGATGTACCTCTTCACCTTGGCCCCGGTCGGCGACGCATTCAGCGCAGCGCCAGAGCAGAGCAAGGAGTTTTATTTCATTCAGCTAGAGAACGGCCGGTTCACGGCGCAGCCGACGAACCATGTGCTCGTCGAGGATCGGTCGTTCACGACGGCGCTGGAGTGGCCGAAGTTCTTGCGCCGGCAGAATGAGTGGCACAGCGCGGAGGATTCAGAGTGACCATCGAACTCGACGACTGGGACAAGGAGTGGCTCGCGCGCGCGCACTCGGAATCAGAGTACCGGGCGAAGTGCAAGGAGCTGATGGAGAGGTGCGCCGAGTACGGCGCCGAACTCGAGCGGCTGCGCGGGCAGCGTGCCGGGTGCGGCTACCCCGACTGCATGGTGGATGGCCGCTGCGCCCGGATGTGGGCGGGCGAGTGTGCGGGGCCGAAGGAGGTGACGCCATGACCGACCACATCACCCTGCCCCGCGCCGTGGTTAAGCGGATTCGCTCAGAGTTGTATTTCCTGGTCTGCTTCGCCGACACAGACTGCGGCGATTCGGATTGTGATGAGTGTGAACCGCTGCGCCCGATCCGGGCTGCGATAACCGTGCTTGACGCCGTGCTCGCGGAGAGAGGGGAAGATGGAAAAACCGCCTGACTTTGACGCCTTCTTTCGGCTGCTGCGCGACGCGATCATCGCGGCGATCGGCATCCTGCTGTTCTGCGCGCTTCTTGTGGAGGTGATGACATGAGCGACCCCATTAACCCGGCCCACTACAGGGCCGGCGAGATCGAGTGCATCGACGCCATCGAGGCGCAGCTGTCGCCGACGGAGTTTCGCGGGTACTTGCGCGGCCAGGTGGCGAAGTACAACTGGCGACTGGGGCTAAAGGATTCAGTCGCGCAGGACGCCAAGAAGATGCTCTGGTACGCCTCGATGCTCGCCGGCGTGGACCCGAGGGAGCGCTAGCCTAGGCCGGGCGGCGGTCAGCCGAACTTGCGGCGCAGGTAGTCCATCGAGAGCGGCATCAGGTCGTAGTTTCCGTTGCGCACCTCGTTGAGCACGACGATGCCGGACCACTCCGACCGCTGCACGTCGTCCGGGCGGTAGCCCTCGTGGTCGATGTAGAAGCGGCCGCAGACCAGGCCGTGCTTCACATGGTCGGGGTACTGCTTCGACCCGTACAGGAACCCCTGCTGGTGGCCCTGCACGAAGCTCGACCCGATATGCCCGAGGCGGCTCGTGATGGTGCCGCCGATGGGTCGCCCCGAGAACGGATTCGGGAAATAATGGGAATACTTGATGCCGTCGATTTCGACGATCTCGAGGAACTTCGGGCGCTCCCAGTCTAGGGTCTGGCAGTTGTGCGAGCCGATGGTGCCCTGCCACTTCGGCTCGCGCTTTGCCACACGGTCGGCGCGGGCCTCGTGGTTGCCTGGCACGAACACCTTGCGCGGCGTCCAGTACTTGCGCTTGCCCCGGATGCGCCGGTCAATCTCGGCCTGCATGGGCGCGCACAGGCGCCGGAATGCCTCGTTGCCGGCCTCAACATCCTCCTGGTACCGGGTGCCCTCGAGCTCCTCGGAGCCGGGTTCGTTGTGCGAGTTGAGCGACGGAAAATCCCACCAGTCGCCGATGCAGACGATGACATCCGGCTGGTACTCGACGATCGCTCGCGCCGCCCAGTCAACATGCTCTGTGTTGGCGCCCGGCCTAATCTGGGCGTCGGGGATGATTAGGTGCCGCCTGGGGGTCATTTTTTAGTCGTGGAAAATGTAGTGCTGGACTGGTGCAACAAGGACGCCAGATTGTCCACGAAAATTTCGTCGTGATTTAGCGGGTGGTTCATCTCGCACAGCAGGGCGTGCGTCCACTCGTGGCAGAAGGCTTGCTGGAGCTCGGTGTCGCCCAGATCGCCGCGCAGGTCGATGCGGTGACGGGTCGGGTCGTACATCCCGACGGTATCCATCGAGTGCGGCCACCGGGTGCGCGGGATGATCCGCACCGTGACCTCGTGGCCGTGCAGCTGGAACCGACGCGGGATCTGCAGCCGGGCGTGGCGGTCAGTCTTCCGACGAGAGGAGTCCTGCTGCTGGGGCATAGGTTGCGATCCCTCGGGTGCCACGCGACATCATTGCACGCCTGGCGAGCGGCGACTGTATACCACGCATCAGGTACTGTTGGATAGCCGGGCTCTGGTAGAGCCGCGCCGCTCCGCGTGGGGCGAACATCGCGGCCGCGCCGAGGGCTCCGAGGCCGAGTACATTCTCGGCTGGCTCTTGTCCGGTGTATAGGTTGTAGCCAAGGGCGCCAGCCGCCGGAATCGCCGCCCCTACCGCCTGGATGCCGGCGCGCGGCACGGTTCCAGACTGCGGCATCGTCTCGGCCATCGTCCTCATGTCACGCGCGAGGCGCGCCATGTCTGCGTCGCCGCGATCGTAGAGCGCCGCGCCGCGCTGCCGGGCGGTGCCCGTGGAGGAGGCGAGCGCCGCCGGCGAGATGTTGCCGGTCGCGTTGGCTGCCACCGCCGGCTCCAAGAGCTTGAGGTTCCGATACTGCTTGCGGGCCTGTCTGATGGCGGCGGCGGCGTCCGGGCCGGCGCTGCGCTCGAGGGCGGAGTCTACGGTCTCGCGGAGCTGTTGCGCCACGGTGGCGAGCGCCGGGTTACGGCCCATTTCGGCGGCGATGGTGCGGATGCGCTGGTAGGCCTCGCCCGAGATGCGGTCCTGGTCGTCCACCTTGCTCAGGATGTTGTTGAGCTGGTTGCGCAGCGGCACGATTTTCTCTGGCTCGAGCGTCATGCTCGCGGCCTCCTCGAGCGCCGCAAGCTCCGACACCATCCGGTCGTCGACCTTGATGCGGTTTTTCTGTGCAATCTCGTCCATGACTTCGCCGATGCGATCGTCGGCGCGCGCCAATACCTCGGGCAGCGCCGCCTCGCCCTGCTCGCCGATGAGTCGCAGGGCGGCCGTGTTGAAGGCGCTCTGGGTCTTCTCGGCGCCCTTCTTCATCACGCTGGCCGAGATGGGGTTGTCGGTCAAGAAGCGCCGAACGGCGCGCAGGTTCTCGGAGCCCATGCGCTCGGCGATGTCCACCGGCACGCCGGCCTGCTCCAATCGCTGCACGGCACGCTCCACCTGCGGCGTGGCGGCGCTGGTCACGGGCTGCGCGATGCGCGAGACGCCGCGCCCGACGGCCTGTCCAACGGTGCCGCCCAGGGTGCCGATGGCGGCGGTGGTGGCGCGGCTTTCCTCTTCGGAGAGCGGCTGCGCAGCGCCGAGCAGTCCGCCGCCTGTGGCAGCGGCTCGGAAGGTCGTCGGAGCGGTAAGGGCGCGCGCGCCTGTGC